CCCCGAGGAAGAAAGAATCCTCATTTGGTAAGGGGGTCGCTCAGACGCGGTGATTTTATTAGTGTAGGTTGAAGTCAACTCTTTCGAGATGCTTCTCCCATTAATGGATCGTCGCCAACCTGGGTTACTAGATCTGACTAGCTAGGTGTTAACCAAGCCACCACCAGAGGATTCCTCTGATTATGTGGTAGGTAAGGTACCCAGCAATTGCTGTCGCTAATCTTCTAGATAAGGGACTCGTTATTATTTCCGGACCCGGAATCATTGGGGTAATACCCGATTGAATTCCAGTCACCATCTTTTCCCAAATCAACCATGTTGAAGCGGAAATTGATGATGTAATGAAAGAGATGGTATCCATAGCGCCCTGCTGTATTACTAATATCGGGTACGACCACATTCCTGTGGCGTCTCCGTTTAGCCAATACATTGGGGTTAGCATGAATAACCAAGCTCTAACATTATCAGAAAATAAAACTAACTCCATTATCGCCCTAGTGTCGGTAATGTTTAGAGGTCTGTTAATAAGAACGGTAAAGAATTCTTTAGCCATTTCAAAATTAACAACATAAACATACCCCCACACGGCGGATATATATCCGGTCCATGTGGTTTCTTGAAGAATTAACGTTACTATATCAGTATAGTGGTTAACTCCTACAAGAAGACTCCAGGCAGAAGAAATCTTCCAGATCAACACTAACCAACTAGTTACCGTCTCATATGAGAACGGAACATAGTCAATTAGTCTACTGAACATTGAGGTGGACACTGTTCCTCTGATGTAAAGTGAAGTAGATAAAACTACAAACACAATTACACCCAGAAGGACATGTGATCCAATCATTAAGAAACAAAATCTCTTAATGAACCTCCAAGTCATGTAGTGATGTGAAAGTCTTCCACCAAAAGAAACGTATCTCGCTAATGCGTGACCGTTCTTAAGGTTTCTGACAGACATCATCATGTTGAACTTCGAGATATACTTCAGCAAGAACTTTAATAAGTACATCAGTATTTATTAACTAGTAATATGTTAGATTCTTGCCTTTACCTTTGATAGCTGACTGCTCCACTTGTTCCATAAACGCAGAACTCTCACGTTTTCCAGAAATTCTGGATTAACGGAGAAGCTCGGTTTAGGGTCCATTAGGAGATCAGTTTGGATTCTGGAAAGTTCTTCTTGTCCTCTAAACATAAAGTTTATTGCGGCAATTAGTTCTCTCGGCATCGGCTTCATCCTCATCTTTTCAGATAGGAGAGCCTCAGGCGTATCCCACATGAAACTATCATAGTGCGCGAAGTAAGGAGTTAGAATTTCCAAATGTAATCTAGCACTGGCAACAATATGTTGCAGTGATTTGATATACTTTGGTATATATCTAGCAACTACTTCCGCCGTTACAATAGCCTCAGGAGTCTTCCAAGGGCCTATAGAAGAAACGTAACAACCTGCTTCAAAAGCCGAAAGTTCATATAATAACTTTGAGCTTTTTGACAGGCGTTTCAACTCATCCCCTAGAAGGGTTAACAAGGTTTTCCTTACTACGTTCAAAGGGTATATCATTCCCTCTGAATCGAAGAATGGTCTCTGTAATGAAAACAGAGCCAACAAAGATTCAGAACTTGTAGGTATAGACATTGCTAATTTTAGCGTTGTCACTACAGAATTGTTCTTTGTAGGGTCCACCTTATAACCATATCCCAAGAATCTTAGGAGACCTAGGTCGGAAAGATTATGCCGACTCTGGAAATTGATAGCTAAGCTAACATTTCTATGAGCGGAAGATTGTTCTTTGAAAGGGATTGGACTTACGTCTAACCCGTTCACGAACGTTCTCTTAGCAAATTCTAAAGCTTTTCCGTGAGGAGAAACAATAGATTTCGCCAAGTTAATCTCAAGACCGAGTCTCTTCATGATTTTCAGATACTTCTGAGCTACCGTTTTGTTCCAAATTACGAAGTCATCTCCCAGTATAGCATACTGATCGAATAACTCGTATTTTGGACAAACTCCAGATACCCAAGCGGAGTATTGAACTATGTAATGGTGTGTGATGGCCAGCATTCCCCATGAGGAAAGGGCACCCATCGGTTGACCTACTTCATATCTTATAGTTTTAGGATATTCCTTTTTAACTATAAAATTTGAGTGTAGAGTCTTCTTTGGAGTGATCCAATCTCTGGAGACCAATAGAGTCTGCCAGGCTGACGCAAATTCTGAACCGAAAACTTCGGAAAGAATTTTTGTCTGAAGCCATATAGGTAGCCTATCGGTTGCTGCTGAAAGATCAAAGGAATAGAGTGGAACTTCACCCCAAGGGACCCTTGTTAAAGGTCTCATTTGGTTGAAAGTCCCATCCATGGGAATTCGCTTCAACACTTTGAAAATATCATCGTGAAGAGGTCGAAGTGCCCATTGCGTCCAAGGATCTACCATCGCAAACACCCTCACTTTACCAGCTGCTTCTTCTTTAACAGACAGTTTCCCTAAGTATCGATTAAGTGGTCTTCGTAGTGGATAGATTAATTTATCCCATCCGACTTTCACTAATCGATCCCAAAATGACTTTAACTTGATATTTCCAGTTAAGGTCATAATGGTGATTAGAGCTGAGAGAAGTTCCTTATTCATTGGTAATAAGAAAGCATTAAGCGATCTTAAAACCGAATTTGGATGAGAGTTAAACTCTCCTTCCTCAGTCTGAACTTGGGGACCAGATGTTAACATCTGGAAAGCTGCCGATTGTTGGAGGGATAGGAGTCCGTCGTGATTCTTCCAGAAAAGATCTGTGAAGAACTTTACGTGCGACCCTATCTCTTTACAATCAGTTGAAGCAGTTGAGGGATTAGTTATTGTACCTAACTTCAATTCACCTAAGAAGTGAAGATCTCTGAAGATAGAGATCAAAGTTAGCCAAAATCTAATCGCTCTTTGGTTACCTTTCATTATCAACCTTCGTTGATATGCAGGGATAAACCTTGGTAAACCTGACTTGGATCTAGAAATTCTCATTCCTAATCCATTAAGACAGGGTAGTTTGTAACCTCCACAGACCTGTTGAATTATAACTGAGGCAACCTTTAGGTATTTAACTACCATGGGTAAACCTCCATGTTTATGCAACAGGTTCAGCTTCTTTAGGTAAAGACAACATAGTCTAACCCAGTTTGGAGACATTGATCCACCCAACGCATAAACACTCCCAAGGAGATGTTTAAGCATTGGTCTACCTCTTTTTACGAAGGTATTGTCACTAATTCTAGAAGAATCAAACCGTGTTTTTGACACGGAAAACTTTAAATTATGGAAATATTTAATTTTCATTCTTTGAGGTTTTACGATAATTCTTTGAATTAGACTTCGGTTTCCACATAGTGGGCCGCAGACACCCTTAGTAGGGAGGATACAAAGTACATCCTTCGTGGTTCGATCTAAAATTGCCTTTCGACCTTTCAGATTGCCACTAGCACTTGTTGGTAAGAACTTCCAATGAGTTGTAGTGCTCCTGCTCTAGGTCCGCAGTTGCTATCGAGCTCTTGCTAAAGAGCACACCACAAACTTCTCTCCTCTCTCCGTGCCTTAAGTCTGAGACTAAGGGTTAGAAAGAACGGATCTTTAGCAGATCTTTTAAGAAGAGGCTTTCACCAAAAGATAGTATCGAAAGCGTACTGGTTGGTCCAGGGACCACCGGTTTCGTCTTAGGTATTAATCTTCTGTAACCTATGAATACGTTTCTAGCGTAAACAGAAGGGAACCCCGGGAAACTCGGGAGGGTATAGAATTCATTCTTTCGAATGAACTTCTCCAATATCCAGTTTCATTGGTTGCTCAGCGCAAAGTACTAACCAAACTTTGTGGAACATAATACGCGATGACAAGTTAATTAACTTGCTAAACACGATCTTACGTGCGAGTCGAGGTTTTGACTCAGTTTATAGACGAGAAGTCTA